TCCGGACATCAACGCTTCGCCGAGTTTGGCGAAACGCTTGGCGTTAGAGTTTGGAATGGCCCAACCGCTGACCACCTGAGTTTGCCCGTCTTCTTCTAAAGACTTCTGCCGCAACAAATCGGCAAACGCTTGCTGTCGTGCAATTTCGCGCTGCTGTTGAGCGGCGTCGGGGTCAAGGTAGTCAATCGCTGAAAACGTAGCGGCGCCACCAGTAAATGGGTTTGCCATGCTTAGATCCTCGCGTAGTCAACCATAAGGAAGCCGTCAGGCCGCGTAAGCACGGCGTCCGGCATAACCTCAAGGACGTCCTGCGCCATGACGCCAATGCGCGGCGATTCGTTTTCGCTGTCCCAAAGGTAGCGGAACAAGTACAGGGGCAGCCCGGATTCGGTTTTGCCGATTTCCTGAACGTCTTTCTTTAATCGTCGGTCAGAAGCAGCGGCAGCACCGCCAATGGACCCGGCAGCCGCAGTCGCCAAATCCAACGTCGCGCCGCCAACAGGCCCAAACCAGCCGCCGTCCGCGTTGTACTGCGCCACCTGAGCGTTGTATCGACCCTGATCAAAGTCGCCCTGATATTTTGCGGCCGCCAGAAGATCTGGCCCGGAAATTTGCTGCTGCTGAGCGAACGGCGCAAAGTTTGGCGCGGTCGGAGCCGACTGTTGACGTGCGGAAGTTAGCAGATCCATATAATGGTTTTGCATCTTCTGGCCGGCCTCGAGGCCGTACAGGCCGGCTTGGCGGTACAAGTCGTTTTCCTGCTGGCCCTGAGTTCTCATGGCGTTGTTGTACGCCTCGCTGCCTTGCATGATCCCCTGGTTGGCCAGCTGCGCTTGCAACGCCTGCCGGTTTTGATTGATCTGCGGCTGGTAGCGCGCCATCAGCGCGTTTTGGCCGACCTTGCCGGCGTCGCCTGTGAGGCTACCGCCAAACCGTTTGAGGTAACTGCCAAGCTGCCCAGCAATTTGTGCCGAGATCTGGTTCTGGCGGTTTAACAGGCCCTGCTGCGCGGCGCTGTAATTCAGGTTTTGAACCCAACGCCCGTTTTTGTCTTTGGTGTAGGTGATGCTGCCGAACGGCGTGTTTTGGGTAATACGGTTATTGGCAAGAGCTTTCTGAGAATAGTCCCAGTTTCCTGCTGCGGTATCTTTTGCTGCTTGAGCATATTCCGGTGACTTTGGCGCTTCCGGACCGTCTTTCGCCCACATGCCAAGGCGACGGCCGCGTCGCGTGATCAGGCCTAACAATTCACTGCGCATGGTTTTTCTCCAGCCATCTGCAATCGTGTTTCCACATGACGTACACCAGCAAATCGCCAGTCGGGTGCGCGCCAGTGAGTTTTGTTTCTAACGTAAAGCCGAGGTGCTCATCGAACCGACGGGCTGCGGCGTTGCCCTCCCCCACCAGCCCGGTGATCCGCTGCACCCCAAGCTGCCGGAACGGGTAATCGAAAATTGCCCACAGAAAATCGCGGGTCAGCCAATGGCGGCCGCTGCTGGCAATGTGGGCGTTGATGTTCACGCCGTTGAAGTCGTTATAGGCGACGCCCGCCACCAGCTCGCCATTGCGCGCCCAGCCCACGCCGACGGCTGCGCCAAAGTTCCCGAATTCGTTAGTGCGCGTCGCGACCCACTGAACAACGTCAGGGCCGACTACCAGCACTAAACGACGCCCCCGGCCTCGACGACGTAGTCGGTCGAGATCCAGCTGAGCGGGCTGGTGCTAATGGTGCCAACCATGTGCGCAGCGAAGCAGTAGCCCATGGCAAACGCGGTTTGCCAGTCTCGCTTGATCGCAGCGTCGCCGGTCCAGTACGCGGCGTCCCAAGTCGCGGTGTCCCATACCGCAGCGGACGTTTGCGTGAAGTTTGGAATTCCCACCGGCGTGGTGGTGTCGAAGTCGGCGTTCACCCCTAACAACACGTTGGGCGTGCCGTCGACCGACAGCAGCGGGCGAAGCATTTTGACCTGCTTTACCTGCGAAGGGCTGCCGGCGTAATGAAAACTCTGCAGCGCCTCAAATGAAATGGGCTGGCCGTTGTCCTGGTTGCCGGTCCATGCCAGCGCGACGTTGGTGCCGGTCGAAAAATAGATCGCGCCTTGGTGCCGTTCCCATGACGCGGCGTTCCAGCTTTTGAACTGGCTCCACGCGCCCGAAATGGTGTTCATTACCAGCTGGTAGCTGGTGGTCGTGCTTAAAGGCACGTTCAGCAGCAGCGCGTTTTCTTCGGGGTAAAGAAGAATTTGCCAGCCCGCGTTCGCGCCATACAGGGTGGTGTAGTCGCTGACGGTGTGCTGAATGTTGTCGGTCAGCATCATGCGATCAGTCACGGCGCTGGAAATAAGCGCCTTGGTCAGCGGGGCCAAGCCTTCTTTGGTAATGGCCAGCAAGTCGCCGCCATATTTCTGAAAGCATTTGCGGCCAATGGGCACGCCTAACTGGTAAATGCCCACAAGCGCCCAAGTGGTCGCGCTACTCGGATCCGTCCCTCGATAAACAGCAACCTGCCCTTCGCTGGTGATCCAAATGGCGTAGTCGTCAAGGCCATACCCGCCGTCGACGGTCCATGTGCCCATGGCAACCAAATAACCGCCGCGCGTGAAAAGGGATTCAAAATTAAGCGCACTTGCGGCGCCACCAATACTGTTCACCGGCAGGTAATACGCGGTCAGGCTGTTGTTCGCGATAAAGAACAGTCGGTTTTTGAACGCGTTCACATTCGTGAAGGTGCTGGGCGTGGCGCCGGTAATGGCGGCGTTAATAACCGGCGTCACTACTGGGGCGCCGGTTGCAGGGCTGGTGCCGGGCACGCTGAGGGCGGTGTAGGTGAACGTGTTGGCGCCCGTTTTGGTAATGACGAACGTGCCGTTATACGGCGCCTGAGTGGCTCCCGTAATGGTCACCGCCATGCCGGTCTGCAGGTTGTGCGCGCCACTCATGGTGACGGTGCAGGCGGTGAGGGCACTGGTGATAGACGTAACCGTCACTGAAAACGCGGCGCCGAACACGTTGCCCCAATAGGTGCCGTTCCACACTAACGGCAAGTCAGAGCCGTTCACGGCCACCAAAAAATGGCCGCCCGCGTTGCCGAACACTACATGTCGGAACGAGTCGTTCGACAGGTGCGTAAGTGACGCAACAGGCGCCGAGCCGGGCACGCTGACGTCGACAATGTTTGCGCCCGCAGCGGCGAACAGGCGCGCCCCACCACTAGCCGGCGAATAGCTCATGAGGCTGTGAGCGGTGCTGGAAAGCCCGGTGACGTGGTTTGAGTAGCCTGGCCGCACGCGGACCGAGTACGGCAGGCAGAAGAAATTGTCGAGGATCACAGCCTCGTTTGGTTTCTGCTGCGCCAAGGCGTCGCGGGTGTTCCAGCCGCCGGTGGGCGACGGCACGGACAGCGTGCGCGAGATCTGCCGGCGTTGGGCGGCTTGGCGCATTAGTTCCAGCTTCCAGCCGGCACAATGACCACCGGCGGCACGTCGTACTTGGCGCCCGTCATGGTGAGCGTGGGTTTGCCGCCGTCGCGGTTCATGACGTCGAGCAGACGCGCCTCGTACTTGCGGAAGTCCTCGGCGTATTGCAGGCCCTTGGCCGCCTTCCAGCGCCACACAGTGCCGAGAATGAGCAGCTGGTCGTCCAGCACGCTGGTGTCGGTGTCGCCGGTCCATAACGCCGACCCAGTACCGCTGGTATTGGTAGTCCACTGGTTTGAAATGTATTCGAAGTAGCAACTCTGCCCGGCCGTTGGCACGGGGTAGAAATTGATCGCGTCGGCAATGATCCTGAACCGGTTAAACGGCCCGTTGATCTGCATGGCAAGAGACTGCTGCCAGTCCTGTTGAGAGTCGGGGCCGTAAACGGGGCGGCGCAGGCTGCGGTTCCAGATCGTGTTGTTGACGATGTACTCGTAGCCCGATGTGATCGCGCTCAACGAGGTCTGCACTTGCGTTGCGACGGTGGTGAACGTGGCCTGTTTTTGCAGGCCTTGCCACGCATACCGCGAGGACTGCTCGCGCCCTTCCTCGTTGCTGAGCTCGACGAGTTGAATGACCTGCGGATCAGTCGAGGTGACTGCCGTATTCGGCGACAGAATGCCAATCCGACGGCACGCACTCTGAATGATCTGCAGGCAATTCAAAGCCATTACGCAGCCTCGTCAATGGTGCGGCGTTGCCGCTTGGGTTTGTCGTCTTCTAGCGCGTCGAGGCGCGTTGCCAGTCGTTCCAGCTGGTCGCGCAGCTGGCGGTTCTCTTCTTTGGCCACGGCGAGCTCGCGGACCACGGGCTCGAGGTCTTTCTTGGCCTGCAACTCGGCTTTGGCCATGTCGCGCAGCACGCGGCCGTCGAGGCCAATTTCGCCCAGGGTGGAGTCGGGGCAAGCGGCCAAGTCCTCAAGGGTGGGGAACTTCGCGGCCAGCTGTTCGCGGCGGCTTTTCAAAATGCGTTCCCACGTCATGAGCGGCGTTCCTTCGCGCGGCAGCTCGCGGCCGGCGCGGTATTCGCTTAGTGCGTTTTTGAACTGCGCCACCCACTGGTGGTCGTAGCGGCCCTCGCGCGCTTCGCGGCCTTTGCGCTCGACAAAGTCGTCGGCGAAAAACTCCATGGGGTCGCCACGGTGCCCGTGCGGGGTAATGCGAATGAACGTGACGAGCTTCGGCACTTCGTAGCCGGCCTCGGTACTTTTCTCGGCGTCGACGCCGTGTTCACGCTGAATGAAATCAAAAAACGGAATGCGGTTGTCCATGACTCTCCTTTAAGCGGTTGCGCTTTGTTCTGAGCGCTGTCGAGCGCCCAAAAAAAAGCGCCCTCCGAAGAGGGCGCCCCAAGGCCAACAGGCCCGAATGCTTAGGTAATTGCGCCCTGAGCAAACGGGTTATTGATCACGCCAGCGCCATACCCGGTGTAGGTGACCGTGACGGTCACGTTGCCGG